CAAGACCGATTGCCATCTCTCGGACGGCTGCGTCATTGTCAATCGCACATTCCAACTCTTCGCCGTACTGCTCCTTCAAGAGTCCGTACTTGTATTCCTTGAATGCCAAGCCGGTGGCAAAGGCGCTTCCCTCAAAGTCGTTGAGGTGAACCTCCTCAATACCAGCGACCTTATGCTCTTGCAGCCAAGCGCGCGTCTCCTGAAGTCGGTCAATCTTGCGAGCCGACACGATGATGATCTGCTTATCGCTAGACATCACTTCCTCATTGAGCAAGTCGATCAGCGGCTGATTTGGCTCATCGTTCTCAAGGATCAGTGTGCCGTCAAGGTCAACGATGATGTAGCTCACGCCTGCGGCTCCTTGCCTACGGTGCCGATATTGAGCGGCTTCCAGAACTCGTCGCCGCCAACTGGGAGAGGTGGTCGGTCCTCAAGCGCGCGCACCTCATTTAGATTGAGGATGCCTGAGTTGAGCGCGACTGCGTAGGAGTCCATTCGCTCCTTGGTGGTGGGTCGCAGCAGTCCGTCGATGTTGAACTTGATGAAGGTGGTCTCGCCAACAATCAGGCGCTGAAGCCCTGCCTCAATGCGCGCGATGAGTGGTCCAAGCCCTAGGCGCAGCCACTCGATGCTGATCACTTCCACGCTGCTGTAGGAGGTGTTGCCACCTGGGTACTGAAGCAAATGCAAGGGCAAGCCGTAGATTCTAGAAATGGATTCCACTGACCAGTGGAGGGTCTCGGTGAGCTGCATATCGCTAATTTTCATTGACATCTGCTGGAAGTCTGCCCCTCCGGTTAGGACAGCAATCTTGTGCATCTTCTCTACGCCTTCGTGGCGACGGCTGAACGATGCGCGGAGCGAGTCGGCGACATCCTGCGTCAGCTCGCCTGGCACCTTGATAACGGCGCTAGGCGCTGCGCCATTCTCGTAGAACTTCGCAGCGTAGAGCTGCGTGGCAGAGGCGAGTCCGAGTGTCGTGCGGTGATGCTCAACAGGAGACATACCGCGCGCGGTGCCTGCTGTAGCGAAGAGTGGGATGTGGATCATTTGATCAGGACCAACGCTGAACGCGCCGTCTCCTGTCGTGACGGTGTAAATCGGCACACCGTTTGCGTCTGCGCCGATGGTCACCTTTTGTGGATCAAGGCAGCGTGTCTCAACGACATCGCCAAGGCGATCAGTCAGGAACAGGATGAAGGCGTTGCCGTCAAGCAAGAGGCTTGACACAATCGCGTGACGGAACTGGAAGCCTGTGAAGTTGGGGTTGGCAGGAATAGGTTGATCAATCCAGCGCGGTCGCGTGACTGGTCGGCGCACGCCGCCGTCGCGGATGAAGGCACCAACTGGAAGGCTCGCTACTGTGTCGGCGTACAACTTGACGGCAGCGTACACCGCGCCAATCGATGTTGCGTTCTGCTGATTGAGTTGGACTCCGGCTGACGATTCGGCTGGCTTATCGCTGAGCCACTGACCGCCAGAAACATTGCGCTGCTCGGTGCCAAGAAGGCGACGGAGGATGCTCACTTACGATCTCCTAGCGTATAGCCGAGCGCAGCTAAGGCTACGCCTGTGGCGATCAATGCGACTGGGATTGAGAATAGCGCGAGACCTGCAATCACAAACGCCGCACCCACAACCTCAAGGATATTCTGAATCATAGGTTCACCCACTCCACTTTCGCTGTCTGCTTTGGTTCAACCTTCAGGAACTTTACACCCTGGAACGCCACAACGGCGGAGACCGCCGCGTCGATCCTGTCAGGCGATGCCTTGTACGCCTTGGTAAGTACCTGCCCATAGCGTGTCAGGCGCGTATGGACATTGCTGATATGTCGAGCTAGGAGCGGCGAGCCATCGTGGCGCAGCCCTTCGCCAGTCGCCACGGCCGTGAAGAAGCGATCCACGGCAGGACCCATCCGCTCAATCGTGGCGGTAGGGAATACTGCCACACGCTTGCCGTACCGGCGCGTCCACTCTTCGATCTCCGATGCCCACCCTGGAGGGTCGCAGAAGAGGGTGGCGTTGTAGGTGGTCATTACCTGCTCAACGACTGCGTCCACCTCCGAGCGCGGCACCGTCCAGTCAGGGTCTCGGTTGGTGTCCGACTTCTCCCACGCCTTGATCAGGAAGAGGTAGCCGTCCATCGTGCAGCCAGTCAGCACGGTCGCGTCACGAGCGTAGGAGCCGTCGAACCCAACGCTGATCTGCTCGCCTGGTACCAGTACGCGCTCTGGCTCCTTCAGCCGCGCCCACGATTCAGCACCGATCCAACGGTCAGGCGGCTGCACGAAGCGGTTCAGGTGGTAGCGCTGCCACTCGTGCATCGGCACTTCGTTGGCTCGTGCCAACAGTCTGTCAAGGTCCACGAAGGCAGGAGCGCTAGGGTTCGCCTGCTCCAGTGCAGCCCTGCGGCCAGTGTCTGTCTCTAGGTCGTGGCTGTCCGCAGCAGCCCACCACTCGACTAGGAAGCCAGGGTCGGAGACTTCGCCAGAGGCGATGCGCTTGGCGTAGGTCAGCATCCTGCCGAGCAGGGTGTTCTCGTCTGATCCTGCCGTTGAGATGTTCAGTTCAAGCGCCTCTGCTCGCTTGGCGAGAGAGTTGGAGAGCACGAGATGCACGCGCTCCTTGTTGCCAGTCCACTCGTGCAACTCGTCTGCGATGAAGCAGGTAGGTCGCCCACCGTCATTCGTACCGGCTGCGGCCGCGACTCGGTACATCCGGCCTGGGCGATCCTTGATCAGGATCTCGGTGTCGTAGACCTCAAAGTGCGCGGCGAGTGGACCCTGCGTGAGCATAATCCGAGCCGTGCCGAACAGAAGATCCGCCTGCTCAAACGAAGCAGCAGCGATAGGGATATTTGGAGAGCGTGGAGCCTTCGGTCCAGCCAGTTCAGCCAAGGCGATAGCGGCGAGCAGCTCGGTCTTGCCGTTGCCCTTAGGCGTACCCAGCAGGGCGCGCTTGACCGTGCGCTTGTTGGTCGTGGGGTCGTACTCGTAGATGCGCCAGATGTAGGCACGCTGCCACGGCTCCAGCCTGAACGGCTCGCCGAACTTGTCGCCCTCACCGTGGACTAGGTTGGTCTCAATCCACCGGCAGACCAAGCCGCCCCAAGAGGGCGGCGGAGGACTACTGATCGGCGACGAGTAGAGCGGCCTCTTCTGCGGTGTCTTCAGCGGTGTCGGCTTCGATGTAGCGTGGGTCGGCTTCGCTGTTGGCTTCCGCAATGGTGGCGTTGGTGATCCTTGCATTCAGTTCCTCCAGGCTGCGAGCGGCTTCCCCATAAACGATACCCAGTTGCAGCCCTGCTTTAGGGTGCAATCCGAAGCGATCCTCCAGCTGCCGGATCTCGGCATCGACTGCTGAGCGTTGACGATACATCGGATTAAGGATTTTCTGCCCTTGTGAGCCTACGCTCATTGGCTCCTCACGCAGGTAGGTGTCCATTCGCTCGCGCTCCTCGTACATTGAGAAGAGCCGTTCGAGCGCAGGGTACTGCGCTGGCTGCACGACCTGAGCGAAGGGTGAAGCCCAGAAGATCTCCCATGACTTGACCCAGCGCTCAGTGAGATGAGCCGGTGGCGTAGGGATTGAGCGTGGATCAACCTCGATCTGGGGCAGCACGCCAAGGTCTTTGGTCGCTCGGTTCTGCCGTTTCTCGATTGGTTTCTTGGCGCTCATAAAAAACTCCAGACCCTACGCAGGCTCCACACCGTACAAGAGATAGACGAACTCGTCGCTGGGTACTATAGCAGGAACGTCATCCAGAATAACTGGTGCCCTGGTAACAATACCGTCACTCTTGTAGCTGTTGCACGACCAGTGGGCAAGCGCAACGTTATCCCAGACGTGAGATCCACCTTTAGCCAGGGGAACAATGTGATCTACGGTTGGAGCGTTGGGCATCCAGCTGTGATGTGATTGCCAACCTTTCCATACGGCAGGATGGTCAGTCATACGCTCGCAGATGTGGCAGATGGTGCCATCTCTAACGTAAAGTTTCCAAGGAGAGATTCCCCTGTCGCCATCCACCATATTGTGTTTGCGCTTTATCTTCTGCCAACGTCCGCTTGCAGCGGCGTTACGCTTCCTGCAGGTGTGGCACAGCCAGCCTGAGGACCAAGCGTTGAACACTGCATTGCATTCTCTGCACGACCTTGGCAGAAGCCAACGCAGGCGGACGGACAGCATTGCTAACAGCACTTGCTTCCTGTTGCGGTGCGTATGGCAAAGACCTAAGCGCAATCCAGTTAGGCATTCACGACATCCTTTTGGAATACGAGAGCATTCGCCGACTCGGATAGGTGGCCATTGAGCCTTTGCAAGTGGAGGCTTGTTGCGTGGCTGACAAGACCTCTGGCAGTAGCGCATCTCTCCGTCATAGCGGCGTGTCCGGTACTGCACGACAGGGCGGCTACAGGTGCGGCAAGGTTCAGTAGGGTAGTGAGGTCTATTGACTATCAGCCAAGCGTTTGTAGCCTTGAATGCCATCTTGCCTCCTGAATAGGCTGGTGCAGGGAGATTCAGGCTCCCTGCTTCCTAACCTTATCACGGTCACGCTTAGCGAAGCCCTTGCCCTTGAAGTGAACAGGCGTGGCTACCAGTTGCAGGATCATCCAGGGGCCGCACTCGCATCGTGGGTTCACTGGCTCGTAACTCACTTGCAGTCGCTGTTCGATGCGGCCGCAGGTTGGACACTTGAACTCATACAGCGGCATTGGGTACCCAGTCCTTGCCAGCCCAGTACGGCTTGCCAGCCTTACGGTCTTGGGTGCGGCGGCAGTAGCTGCACTCTCCGCAGGTCGGAGCGTCTGGCACGATGTTGCGCTTGCACTGATTGCAGTACAAGACGCGAGCGCAGGCTCGGCGCTTGCCAAGCCCACGGATGTCTCCAGGCTTGCACAGGTGTTGAATCACAAGTCATCCCTCACATCATCATCGTCGTTGAGCAGCATTGGTCTAGGTCGATGCAACTTGCCGCTATACCAATCCTCAATCACTTGTGTGACTTGCGGTCGCAGCCGAGCTGCGCGCTCTAGGCAGACATCCTTGCCAGGGTCAAGCACTACAACCTCCGCCTTCCAGAGCCGGTATGAGGCTAGGTCTGCCTGCTTGGGTGCGGTGTGAATGATCCAGACTGCTACGCCCTTCGCTGTTTCTCGCAGCCTCACTGCTCGGCGCACAGCGCCATTGCGAGCACCGACGGCGATATGCCCTAGGTAGTCAGGCACCATATGCCCATCCTCATAGCCCACGGTTAGTGCGCGTGAGATTGGATCAAGGTCGATGATTACATCGCCGCGCTTGGCGCGCTCTCGGATATAGGTTGACTTACCAGCACAGGGTGGACCTGAAACAATCGTGATCACTTCTTGGCTCGGCGCTGTGCGCGGTTGGCGATCTCTGTCTGCCCAACGCCTAGCCTGATCTTGCCTGACTGAATGGACTGGAACAGCGGCTCCCACTTATCTGCGTAGACCTTGTCTGCGTCGTACTCGTCCATCGTTGCGGCTAGTGCGGTGCGGTTGATCTTGCCGCGCTTGGTGTCTGCATAGTTAGCCAGCAGGGCAAAGTAGATCGCGTCCACATTAGGGATCTTGCTGAACGCCTCGTGGAAGTCTTCCCAGTGCAGTTGACCCTTGACGATGTGACCGTGGTCACGCACTAGCTCTGGCTGCGCTGTGTGGTCGGTGACGATGACTGGCGTGCCTACGGCCTGAGCCTCGATGACAGGGAGACCAAACCCCTCAGAGCGTGAGGCTAGGAGCAGCACATCCGCAGAGCGCATCAGGCTTGCCACCATCTCTGCCGGTACGCCAGCGCGCATCTGCACTGAGTTCACCCAGCGGATGCGATCCTCTGGAGCGCCAAGCGCCTTCAGCAGTGGGATCAGGTTGATGCCGTCCATATGACCCCACTTGTCGGTGTGCAGGTAGAGGTAGGCATCCTCGTGCGTCTGCGCTAGGCGCACCCACGCGGTGAGCATCTCAGGGAACGACTTACGCTTCCCCTTGTTCATCGCCGTGATGATTGTCAGGTGCGCGCCTTCTGGCACGCGGAGCAGATCGCGCACTGGCTTGACATCTGCATTCCAGATTGAGCGGTCAATGGCGTGAGGAATGTAGGTCAGGCGGTCTCGTGGTACGCCAGCCTCTAGCAGCAACTGCTCGCCGTTCTTGCTCATCGCCACGATGTACTTGTTGCCACCCTTGATGCACCACTCAGCCACGCGGCGTGGCACAGGCGAGTGATCCACCGGCACCCAGCAGACGAGCGGCAACTCGTGCCAAGCATCGGCTACGCCAGTCCACACATCGAAGAGCGTCAGCCCAAAGGCTCCAGGCTCACGAGCAGCCAGGGCGATGTTCTCTGGTCCTGAGTCGTTGGCGTACTTCAGCAAGCCCTCTGCGTAGATCTTGATGCCGTTCCACTCCATATTCACAGGAGCGCCGTAGTTGGCAGCCACGCTGAAGTCGTGACCTGCCGCGAGTGCGCGCAGTCCGAGCTGCGCGATCTGCGTGCCGTAGCCGGTTGGTGCCATTGGCGTGTTAGAGACTGCGACGATCTTTGCCATTGAGTCCTCCTACTTGTGCTTAGTCACCTTACCGTGACAGGTCCTGCATAGCGTCCTCAGCATATAGGTCGGCACGATCAACGCGCCACCCTCAGCCAATGGAACGAGATGGTCGGCGGTGAGTGGGTTGCTTGGGTTGTTATCCCTCTGGCCGCATAGTTCGCAGAAGGGAACCTCTTTGCGCTTCTGGATCGAGAGCCTCCGCCAGTCAGGCGTTCGATAGGGCGATGGTCCACGGTTGCGCGCCCACTCGGTCGCCTTACGCGGTCCACAGACATTGCAGCGGTCGCCGTGCGTGGTGAGTACGCCACAGGTCAGGCAGGGGCGCTGGGTGCGCTTCACGCCTTAGGGAAGTTAGGGAGGCTCAGGTAGGGAGCGATGATGCGAGCGAGATGCTCGGTTGCGCGCTCTTCTGCGTCCTCCAGTTGCGGCTCTAGGACTGCCCACGCCAACTTGCCAAGTGACTCCTCTAGCGTCTCGGTGACGCGCGCATATCGAGCGAGCACTAGGTGCAGCAGCTCGTGGGTCAGGATGAGGCGCTGCTTCTCTGGGGTCTGCGCCCAGAAGTCGTGACTGACGCGAAGGTCAGCGGTTGGCTGTTGTGCGTGTGCGTCAATGTCTGCCCAGGCGTCGACATCGGAGGCGGCCTCAACGATGGTGAGTTCCCACGAGTCAACGCCGAGCATCACCTGCGCGTCGGCTACCCATCCCCTGAGTACGGTGAACTTGTCCTGCGCCTTAGCCATTTGCCCTCCTGTAGTGGTGGAGCAGGAGTGGAGTTGCACCACTCGTTCCTTGCTGACCGGCAATAGCCGTGATGGTCGTGCAAGCGTCTACGCTGCCCCAAGTTAGACCCTGCCGATGGGAGGACTCCACCGGCAGGGCGAGTGACGGCAGCACACCAAACGGTCGCGCCGTCGCCGAGAAAGCGTAGCGCATCATCCTAAGATCCTGAGTGGGAGCGGCGACACAGGTCGCAGTGGGCAAGTGCCATCCCAGCAGGTCGGAGTCTTCTCCTCATCGCCAGCGCAGACGCGGCACATCAGATCTACAGCAGCTGCGTAGCGCTGCAACTTTGCAGAGTATTCAATCTCGGTCTCATCGTTCACGCGAGCATTGATCCAGTAGAGGTCAGCGTCGGTGACGAAGGTGCCGCCGTAGTAGCGCTCTCGCGCCCAGTGGATGCTCTTACCGAACTGCGGCATCAAGTTGAAGAGGGCGTTGAGTTTGACTTCGAGCTTCACCGACCACGCGGCACAAGCCTGCTGGAACTCTCGCTGCTCTTTGGTAACTCCCTGATGGTTACCGCCAGCACTCCTCTGCCGAGCGGCGCGAGTTGAGAGAACGCGGCTGGACTTAGGTCGATGGCTCTGCTCTGACTTGTCCACGGTCGTTTGAGATCCCTCCTACACAGACCGGCGCACTCATCCCTGACCACGACGGTCACACAGCGAGTCGGCTGGTCCTTCCTACAGACGCGGAGTGTATACGGTTTGGCGTAGTAAGAGAAAGAGGCGACTGCGGCATACCAGATCCTCTCTCCGCCACGGCCGCCTTGTGCCTTAGTGAGGTACGGAGTGCAGGTATCAACGCGCCCAAAGTTGGTCACGCCTTTGGGGCAGTGCGCGCCGTACCAGGTGGCGACACCCTGTGTCGGCACGCCGTGTGGCGTGAGGTCTGGTCCAGTGCTGCCGGTGAGCAGCGCTAGTGCCAGCAGCAGCGCTGTCAGATGCTCTTCCCCATTAGGTCAACGAAGGTCTCGAAGTCCATCACGATCATCGTGCGGCGGCGCGTACCTGGTCCAGGTGCGTCGCCTACGATGAGTGCCGCGATCTGGTTGGCGTTGCCCTTTACTGAGCGGAGCCAGCCGTCGTAGCGCTCTGAGTAGGAGCCGTTGCCGACCTTGCACTGCGCGACGATCCAGTCGGACATCACATCGGTCTTTCCACCGTACTGCCCTACGCGCACGCCGCCGAGCTTATGAGCTACCTCTAGTTCAAAAGCATTTCCTTTAGCCCTGGCGCGCTTGCCGCGCTTCGCCTTGGCTTTGTTCTGCTCGTCAATGTCTAGGTCAGACATCTGGCTCATCTGCGTACCAACCTTCCCAGTCGAGCCTGACCACCATCCGAGAGGGTGAAGGCTGACTGATCTACTTCTAGGTGACCTGCCTTCAGCAAGTCTGCGATGGTCTTGCGGTTGAAGATGTGTTCGTTGAGAAAGAACCAGCCGTCCGGTGCAACTGCATCAGCGTAGCGGATGCTCAACTTGGCGAACTGCCTGCCGATCTTAGGATCTAGGCACCAAGCGTCTGCGCCTTCCTGAACGCAGCGGATGCCATCGTCCAGCTCGTCGCAGAGAATGTCGATCTGGCTCACTTCACGCAGCCCTTATGCCGCCACTCGAAGCGTCGGCCCTTCTCGTGAATCACGAGTACGCGCGTGCCAGGGAACACCTGCCGCTTAGGGTCGGTGTAGTCGATCACCTTGCCGCAGTCGGTGCAGTTCGTCACCGTCCATACCGGCGGCTTGGCTGCTCCTGCGCGCTTGGTCTTTACGCCTGCCACTGCAGCGCCCTCCACATCCAAACCACGGTCGCTGCCGTGGTGAGCAGGAAGATGAAGGACGGTACGACACCGATGCCACGCTTGATGCTAATCGGCAGCGATGCAAAGACCACCAAGAAGAGCGCGGTGTTGATGACGATCAGAGTCACGCCGACATAGGCGAAGGCGCTCACAGGTCAGCCAGACCTGAGAGCAGCGCCATCCGGTCGTTGGCGACCTCAATCGCTCCCTCAATCGTTGGCGCTTGGAAGGTCAGTTCCTCCCCAGCCGTGTCGATCAGAACGATGGTCCAGGTCACCTGATTCTCCTGATCGGCGAATGGGTGTTCGACTCGCACTAGGCCGTCGTAGTGGTAGCCGAGCTGCGCGGCGCGTGTCTCTAGTTCGGTCAGGTCAGTATTGCTCACGATTCCTCCTCATAGGATGACTGCCAAAGACCGTTATTCACCATATGCCTACGAAGGATCGCGTACGAGTCCTCCGCTGTCAAGTCCGTTGTGTCGATCTGCAAGTCGTATTCCGTCTGAAGGTAGCCAAACTCTGTCACATCGCTGACCCCTTGCAGCACCCCACGGCGCTGGGTTCGAGCCTCAGCCGTAGCGTGAACCCTCACGATGACGATGCCTGGGATGTGGTGGCGGAGGTAGTGCGCCTCTAGCGGCAGCCGCACATCGTCCACGGCGACGAGCCGGTTGGCGCTCTTGACCTTCAGATACTCGGCGTGCCACGCCTTGATCCAGAACGATGCGTCTAGCTCGCGCAGCTGCGCGCCGATCTCCTGCAAGATCTCACGGCCGGAGACTTCAACATCCAGCCCTAGGCGGCGCTGGCTGTACTGCTTGCCCTTGTCAAAGTCCTCGCCATAGCCCAGTGCAGCCACCGTGCGGATCGTCTCCGCAATCGGTAGCACCGTGTACGGATGCACGCGGCGCTGCTCCAGCATTGCCGCCAGTGTTGATTTGCCTGAGCCTTGCGGCCCTACGAATGCGATGTTCACTGTGTGTCCTCCTCTACTAATCTAATTTTATGACTACGGTTCAAGTAGCCAATTGCCTCTTGCATTATCTGTACTTGATCTTCAAATAGACCCATTGCTGTATTGCAACGATTACAAATTGCTCCTCTGACGCAGTTGCCACAGGTGATTCTATCGGTGCAGCAAGAATGGTCGTGATCGATCCTAGGTGCACCAGCTATTTCTGCCGGTCTCTTGCAAATTGGACAACCAACCAGGTTGTATTCATCAACAAGCGCCAATGTAGCCGCTCCATACCGACTCACTAGCGTGTAATGCGTCCTGCAATATCCAAGGCTGTTTGCCTTCTCAGGGCAACTATCTTTCAGGCAAAGTTCTCCATTGTATCTTTTCGTGAACGGTTTCTCATCAACTGGAATTCCATCATTCACTCGTTCGGCGTGAGCGCGGCACATAAAACTCCACTGGGCAACCCTGACACAGCCCTCAATTTTGCACTTCAGACCGTCATAGCGTTTTACTTTTATTGGTGCCGTTAGATCCTTGTTGAAGTACCACCGAGCATAATGAGTTGTGCACATTAGTTTTGATTTTGCCTTCCGGTCACAACCTGATACTGAACAATTGCCGTTATTTACAGCCCTCCTTGGACCGTCTAGAGAACGGCCAGTCTTGACTCGGACATAATGAAACTGGCAATACCAGACCCCAAGCAGCTTCCGAAACCGAGTAGCCGGCTCACCGCAGTCAGGAGCAGGGCAAAAATTGACCGTCACTTGTTCACCCTCCTGAGGTAGTCGATCCACATATGAACGCGCTGTGGATAGCGCTCAAAGAATCCGATGGCTCGGTTGCAGGGTGAGCAGAGCAGCGCCCTGACACACTTGCCACACGAGATCGGCACGCCCTTTGTCCTGCCGGTACTGAGTGTCTCGTAAGTGCAGCAGCGTGGATCGTGATCCACCGTCACCGCCCTCGTCTCGCCAAAGCGGAGTGGCTCTTTGCACGCTCCACATCGATCAGCCTGTGCCAGCCGTAAGGCCGTGTACTGCTCCATCGTCATCCGATGGTTGTAGAGCGTGTACTTCAACACCCTCACAGCTCGTTCGCTTTCAGTCTCTTTCTCCCTCCAGGCTCTCGTTGCCAGAGCGCGCTTGCTCGGCTGCTCTTGCTTACGCATTCTTCTTCAGTCCAAGAATCTCGTTCAGTGGCGTGAGCCTTCCAGAGCCAGAGCGTTTAGGGGATATAGGGGTTCTATTCTTTTCTCCTTCTCTTTCTCTTTCTCTGTCCGTTGACCTACCCCTGTTTTGATCTCGCCACTTTTGTCCACGAGAGGTCGAGGTGGGGTCGACTTGATACCGAGAGTAGTTCGACACGGCGATGACTCCGTCTCCAGATTCTGTCAGGAGACCACTTTTCAACAGGCCGTCCACACCCCTAAAGAGGCGCGCGCCGATGACGGTCTTCAGGTGCTGTCGGTTCTTGAAGATGCCACCGGATCGCAGCAGCTTCACCTCACCGATGATCGTGATGAACGCGCGGAACTGCGTGTCAGTCAGCGCCGAGATCTCTGCGTCTCGGTGTGCATTTGCTACCCACTTGAACCAAACCATTCGTCCTCCGCTCTGTGTTAGTGGCTGGGAGAGGTGGAGGTCACCAGTCTCTCCCAGCCGTAGCTGATGCCGTCGACTAGAACGGCAGTTCCTCAAGCGCTGTCTCCAGCTCAGGGTTGCCATCGTGCAGACCCTTCGCCTTGGCGGCAAGCATTGCCTCACCCTCATCGCGCACCTGGGCGTTGACCCACGCGATGCTCGGCTTGCGCTGGCAGAAGGTGCCGTTCGACTTGCCAGAGCAGGCGTAGAAGGCGTTGTACGGCTTGCCAGCCTTGCTGACACCGGCAGGCTTGAACGACCAAGCGGTGCGGTGGTCTGGGCATTCACCCTCTGCAAACAGCATTGCTGCTGCTACGGCCACATCGCTCGTGGAAACCGAGGGATGCGAGTGCCTCACAGAATCAACGGAGAGGGGTCTAGGAGCCACGGAGAGGCTCGCGCCTGTGCCTGACGCATAAAGAGACCGTCCCACGCCAAGGAGAGCCGCGCAGCGGCGAAGAGCGTCGCTTGATGCCTCCTTCAGAGGCTCGTCGCTTTGACCACCGTTGGGGTATCCGTAATCTTCCTTGGTCGAAGCAACGCCATCCACTCGGATGGTCAGCGTTCCCTTGATCGCCTTGGCGGTGCTGTCGACCACGACGCTCTCAAAGTTCCACCCAGTGATGCCCAAGACATCGTCTAGGCGCTGAGCTACGGCTCGCGCATCTGCGTAGGTAAAGGTCATTCCGCCGCGCCCTGGGCGCTGCTTCAGATCCGTGCCGGTGAACGGTGCGGCCAGTGCCGCTGCGATTTGCTTACTCATTCTCTGGTCCTCCTAGAACTTCAACGCTATGCAGAACTGCTGCAATCAGGTTCTTAGAATCCGCCTGCGCGGTGTGTCCG